GTGACCACGGCCGCCGATCTGCTGCAGGCACTGCGCGCGCGCATGCCGGGCAAGCTCATCCTTGATCGGCGCACCGGCCTGCCTTACGGCTGGGCAACCTGGATGAGCAGCCGCATCGGGCCGGCGGCTGCGTTCGACGACGACCAGGTGATGGGCGTGCTGCTGGCACGGCCCTCGCCGCCTGCAGATGCTGGCATGGCCTTGCCGTTGTCGCCGTTCCAGGCATTTCGCAGCCTGTGGTGGCAGCACTGGGAGCCGCGGCCGAAAGATCAACGGCCACAACACTGGCTGGCGCTGCTTGGCAGCCTGTTGATCCATCTTGGCTTCATCGCACTGCTCATCTGGGTCGTCACGGTGCGCTGGGCGCCGGATGACACCAAGACCGGCGATGAATCGCGGGTGCGCATGACCTTCATCGGCGACGGTGCGGCAGAGCAGGGCGGTGGGCAAGGGCAGCCCGCTGACGCTGCGCAGGCCGCGTCGGGCGATGCGGCTTCGGCGTCGCAGTCCAGTGCATCCGCTGCGACCGGCAGGCCGAACGCAGCGAACGCAGCGTCAGCTGTGCCTGCGCCTGTCGAGTCCGTCGATCCTCCTTCAAGCGCTGCCCAGGCCCAGGACATTGCGCCGGAACCGGTGGCTGCCGCTGCCAGCGAACCGGTGGCGCCAGAGGTGCCACGCGTGACCGTGCAGGTGCCGCCGGTGACGATCGAATCGCCGCTACAGGTCACCGAAACACCGGTGGCCACGAACGACTTCGTCGTGCCGCCACCGCCCACGATCACGGTCGCTCCGCGTCCGGTCGCGCCGGCCGCACCGCAGGTCGAAGTGCGGCAGCGCGAGATCCAGACCGTGACCGAGCAGCCGCAGCTGCGCGAATTGCAGCGTCCCGCAGCGACCGTCGCGATGCGCACTGCCAACGCACCGACGGTGCGCGAGCGGGAAATCGTCGTGCCGGACCGGCCCCAGGTCGTTGCGCCATCGGTGCGCAGCCGCGAGATCACACCGACGGTGCGCATGCCTGACGTGGCCATTCGAACGGCCGAGTTGCCAAGCGTGCCGGACCCGGCACCCAAGCCGGCACCGGCCGCGCCAGCCCAGCAGACGCCGGTGACTCCAGCGCCGACACCGTCGACGTCGGTAGCTGCAGCAACGCAACCATCGGCGGCCTCCACGCAGCCCAATCAAGCACAGGCGAATCCGGCGCGACCGGTGCAACCCAGCAGCACTACGGCGGCAGCCTCATCCGCAGCTAAGCCGGCGACCAGCAATGCCGGCCCGGCGCCAGCAGACCGCAGCGGCGGCTGGGATGTCGCGGCCAATGCAGACGACTGGAGTAAATCCGACCGTCGTCGCGCCGGTGAAACCACAGGCGCCAATGGAACACGCAACGGCATGTTCAACGCAGACGGCAGCGTTCACGGCGCCGCCGGAACCGGCGATGCTGGCGACGGCGCCGGTGACCGCGGACCGCCAGGCAGCGAAACCGATACCTGGACCCGCGACCAGATCGCCCAGGGCGGCACCTGGCTCAAACGTCCGCCGTACGGCTACACGCCGACCTCGCTGGACAAGTACTGGATGCCGAACCAGTCGCTGCTGCAGGAATGGGTGCGGCGCGGCCTGAAGAAGATCGAGATCCCGATCCCGGGCACGACCACCAAGATCAGTTGTGTGGTGTCGTTGCTGCAGTTCGGCGGCGGCTGCGGCCTGAGCGACCCGAACCTCAACGATCAACCGGCAACAGCCAGACCGCCACCGGATGTGCCGTTCAAGCGGGAGCTGCAGGAAGACAATGGGGCTGTGAGGTAGCCGGCTGCCAAGCTGATTTAGACATAATATACAGAATATGCGCGGTCAAGCTGCGCAAGCCCTTGAATATCAAGGCTTTTCGTCCGACCCGTCGCCGGCGCCGGCATCATGCCGATGGCCAGAACCATCGTCCCGATCACCGTAGTGACCGGGGACAGTCTGTTCCACAGCGCACCCCACGCCTTGCGCTCAACCACTGAACCTGCTTCTTCTTCGCGCACTTTTACAGCTAGCGCCGGGTCAGCTTGCGCCAGATCGATCAGCGCCATCAGATGGGCGTCTGTGATCTTTCCGCCTTTCCGCCACACCGAAACCGAATTTCTCGACACGCCAAGCGACAGCGCAACGCTGTTGTCTGAGTCGCGCGAGCATGCTTTACGCGCAGTGTCAAGCAATTTATTTATAGTGTCCACGTCATATACCGTTTGACAGAAGTGTCCTCCGTCATGTTACATGCACCCCGTGTCCTACGCCGTATGACACCGCGCCCCCGGTTCCCCTCCGGGGTCCGCGTCAAGGGGCAGGGGAGGGGGCTTCATGGATCTCATCGCATTCGCGCTTCTTGGTGCCGCCTGTTTGGTGTGCAGCCTGGGTGTCGTTCGGTTAGTCGGCTGGATCTTTGATCGCCGCGACGCTGCTCTGATCCGTCAGATTGAGCGCGAGGCACTTGTTGCTCTCGGCCATATGGAAATGCAGCGCATCTATGCGCGTGAGCGCGAGGTCTTCAATGACTCGTTTGATTGAAATCTTCCGCGAAATCGGCCCTGTTGTGTGCACCGTGTGCGCCATCGGTCTTGGTGCTGGTGCAGTTGTCGGGTACTGGGTTGGCGCTTGCACTGCGCAGAGCATCGATCGTCAAATCGAGCGCGACGAAGCCATCCAGCAGCAATGCATCGACGGCAACAACAATGCTTGCCGTGTCATGGAGTTTCGCCGTGGCTGACGGCACATGCTCCTTCTGCGGTGACACAACCGTCTATTTTTTCCCCGGTGGCCTCTGCGTCGCATGCACCGGCAAAGCAGCGCGCATCAAGCTCGCTGAAACGCTCAAGCAACAGAGCAGCGAACTCACTGCATTCGATGCCTCCGTAGGCACGATGCATGCTGCTGCACGCCGTTCTGAAATGGCCGTCGCAAAGGTGCAGCAGCACGGTTTTTCGGCTGCGGCCGGAGGCCGCAGCCTTGGGCTTGTCCATTCTTCAACAAGTGACACGCGGCGCGTGTCCATGACTCTCGACCCGAACCACTTACGTTCGGTACGTCTAAAAAAATCGATCATCACCGGGGCGAGGCTCCATGACCAAGAAGCCAAAAAAGGCGCATTCCGTGGCGCGTGGTACATGCTCACTACGACTTACCGAAACAGAAGTGACTGCTCTGCTCGCGACATTAGCGAGACACTTAAGCGAATCCGGGGCTTCTTCAATCGAGCTGTACGACTACGCTTCCGGAGCTACCGCCCGCGTTTCCGTTACCTATGGGTCGGTGAACTCACTAAAGCCGGCGTTCCCCACTATCACGTCCTGATCTGGATTCCGCGCGGCATCTTTATCCCGAAGGCTGATCGTCGCGGCTGGTGGCCTCATGGTCACACCAAGATCGAAAAGGCGCGCAACGCGGTTGGCTACCTCGCCAAGTATGCATCCAAGTTTTGCCCCGACATGATCGCTGCGTTTCCCAAGGGATTCCGCACTCATGCAATCGGCGGTCTCGATGTTGAATCCAAGCGTGAACTGCGGTGGTGGAAAGCCCCTAAGTCTGCACGCGATGTCTTCGGCCCATTGGCCGATATCCGCAAAGCCCTGGGCGGCTACGTGGACAAGCTAACCGGTGAATTCTGGCCCTCACCGTGGAAAGTCATTTTCGACAAGGGCCAGCTAATCATCTGGAAATTGGAGCTATCTGCATGAACAGCATTCTCATCAAGTCGTCGCGCGTGGTGGTCCGGCGCATCACCCGTAAGGACGGCAGTTCCATGGTCTTCAATGAGCAGGTTGCTGCTATCGATAAGGGCGACGATTTTCCGTCTGCCTTCACCATCAACCTCGCTGATGATCAGCCGCCGTTTCCGGAAGGCCGCTATCTGCTCGACCCGTCTTCGCTCGAAGTTGGCGATTTCAAGTCGCTCAAAGTGGGCCGTCGCATCGCCTTGATTCCGATCCCCGCTAATACGCCCACGCTGCCTGCAAAGGCTGGTTGAGTTGTGGCCACGTGCGTAGTCCTCCAAGCAGATGGCACGCTGATGCCCACCGGTCAGTCCGTTGGCGAGTGCAGCGGCTACGTGCTGGTCAGTGGCAGTGAATACAGCGTGTATGCGCTGGTGCAAGAAGCGTTCGCCATGCCCAGCAAGGAGGACGCCATCGAGTGGTCCACCGGGTGCTGTGTCGTAGTGATCGTGTGGTTCGTCTTGGGGCGCATGGCCGGTAGCGTCGCAGGAATGTTCAATGACCGGTAAATCAATCATCAATCAACTAGGAGAAAAAACATGGGTGACATTCTGTCGGGTCTGAGCGCGGCCGATGCCGTGACCGCTGTTGTCGGTGCCGCTGCGCTTATCGCGCTGGTCGGCTTCACGAAGTGGGGTGCGAAGAAGGTGGCAGGCTTCTTCGGCTAATGGTGGTGAGGGCAGGGCGGCGCTTCGGTGTCGCCCTCTCTCTTTCAGGGGGTCACGATGATCGTTCTACTGTTCTGTGCATTCATGGGCGCGCTGTGTGGCTGGGCAGCGGTGAAGGGGTTGGATGTTCAATGATGCGTTCCCTGTCTCGTCTGTTTGCCAATGCAATTGCTCGCCGGCTCGCTTATGTCCTCGTCGGGTGCATCTTCGCCACATGCGGTGTTGCGCGGGCCGCGTCGTTTGGTGTGCCGACGTGTCCGGTCAGTGGCGGGTGTGATCAGGGTGCAGCCTATGCTGCTTGCATGTCGCAGGTTGCTGACCACAAAGCCAAGTACCCAACAGCCACGTATTACGAAGAGGCGTGCAGATACTCTGCTGGCCAAAATCCCTTTTATACGCCCGTTGTTGACTTTCGCGAGCCTGGTGGCGGTCGTAACACTCGCATTGGTGCGGAAGAATATTACGGTGGCAGCTGCGCTTCTCGGCCTGCTTCAACCTCAGGTTGGTCTTCGCTCGGCAATGGAGCGAGCTGTGATAACGGTTGTGCGATGGGGCCTGCCACGTCTTCGGACACGTATAGCGCAGGCGGCAAGACATATTTCAGTTTGGCTGGAGCAAAGCCCACTGGTGCCACATGCACCTACGGTGATGGCACAGGTCAAGGCGTCAAAGATCAAGATTGCGTGCAGTCCGGTACGCTCACAATGTGCATTCGCAGCGATGGCAAGAATTGCGCGACTGCATCCACCGGCAAGCAGTTCTGTTGGTCCCCTGGTGAGTCGGGTGTCAAGAAGGCCGACAACAACAATCAGGCGGCAACTAAGTCTCCCGAAAATGCTGCCATCAACGCTCCGAAGGATGCACCTTCCAACGGTGGCGATTGGCAGGTCACAGGGCAGGGCACGTCGTCGGAGACGAAGGGTGGCGTGACCACAAATTCCAATGTCACGACATTCGACAGCACGTACGGCAAGGATGGTACCGGCAAGGGTGATGGCACTGGAAGTGGTGGGGGTTCCGGTGGTGGTAACGGTGATGGCGAAGGTGATGGCGACGATGGCGACGGTGATGATCCAGGCCAGGGTGCGCCCATCGGTGACCTCTACACCAAAAGCGACAAGACAGTGCAATCGGTCGTTTCCAATTTTGCCACGCAGGTCCGCGCCACTCCGTTCGCCGGCGGGATCACCAGCTTCATGACCGTTCCGTCTGGTGGCTCCTGCCCGGTGTTCACTTTGGGCGCATCTAAGTGGTGGGACGCCATGACCATTGACTTTCACTGCACTGGCTCGTTCCTCACGTTCTTGCGCGCGTGTGGGTGGGTCATCCTGGCGATTGCTGCCTATGCGGCGATCCGTATCGCGCTGACCTAGGGGGTAGGGTATGCAAGCTGGTTGGTTGAGTGACTTGACCGCCTGGATTTTTAGGGCGCTCAAGGTCTTGTGGCAGGCGTTTGCCGACTTCATGAGCGATCTGTTCGTGATGTGGCTCGAACAGTCGCTTTCGGCTGTTCTTTACGTCTTGAGCCTCTTGCCGATGCCCGATTTTATGAAAGGGCAGAGCATCGGCGCGATGTTGGGCAACGCCGGTAGCACCATCTTGTGGTTCGCCGACGTGTTCATGATTGGGCCGTCGCTCGTTGCCATCGGCGCGGCGATGATTTTCTACTTGTTGCGTCGCGTGCTGACGCTCGGGATTTGGTGAGATGCTTGTCTTCAACGAAGGTGTGCCGCGCGCCGGCAAGAGCTACGACGCGGTAAAGAACCACATTCTGCCGGCGATCAAGAAGGGGCGTCGTGTGTTCGCGCGGCTCAATGGGCTGCGCCACGACCGCATTGCCAAGCACCTGGGAATGCAGGAAAAAGACGTGTGCGATCTGCTCTTGCTGGTCGATACGAAGGACGTCGCGAAGCTGTTCGCATGCACGCAAGATGAGTCGGGCAAATGGTGTATCCCCGATGACTTCAAGGATGCGCTCGTGGTCATCGATGAGGTCCACGAGTTCTACGTCAACGAGCGCAAGCCGCTTGAGCCGGCTGTCGAGAATTTCTGGGCTCTGCTCGGTCAGAACGGTGGCGATGCGGTCATCATGACGCAGTGGATCAACCGGCTACACTCGGCTGTCAAAGCACGTATCGAGAAGAAAAATACCTTCCAGAAGCTCACAGCGGTTGGCATGAAAAGCCGCTATCGCGTGACGTATTTCCACACCACGTCGCCCGGCAAATTCGAGAAGGTTGGCGGCCAGACGCTCAAGTACGATCCTGCGATTTTTCCGCTCTACGATGGGTACGCGCCTGGGGCGGAGAACACAGAGGTTTATGAGGAAGGCGGCAAGAACGTGTGGGCCGCCATGGCAGTGCGTGCCGTGATCTTTCTCGTTGTCGGCGGTATCGGTCTGTACTTCTTCGCCAGCTACTTCAACAAGGGCAAGCAGCCGGCGCATGCTGCTGCCACCGGTCCTTCGTCAACGCCAGCTGTCGGCCAGGTCTTCAAGCCGGGTGAGCTGGTCTCTGCACCTGGTCAGCATGCCGTCGCGGCCGTTGTCGCCGATCCGCTCGCTGATCTGGCGCCGGAACAGCGCTATGTGATCGAGCTCGCTGCTAAGGGTCGCATTCGGGTTGCCGCCATTGCGCAGGTTGGCGGCCAGGATCGTGCATGGCTTCAATGGATCGACACTTCGAATGTCGTGCTTGAGCAGCTTGACCTTGGCCAGCTGCGTGCCCTCGGTTTCGACGCCACTGTGCAGCCATATGGTGTCCGGCTTGTTGCGGGCAAGCACACGGTTGTCGCCACGGCTTGGCCTTGGCGCGAGCCAGTGCGCGAGCAGGATCCACGCCTCTATAACACCTCGCCTGATGGCAAGAGCGACGGCGCTGCTGGCGTTGCGACCGCAGGGAGTGACGCCAGTGGCGCTGATCGCGATCACCAAAGAAGCGGCGTGATTGGGCATGTTCCGCGCAGCCTCGGCACGTTCCCCGAGAGCAAGCCGTATCAGACGACCACAAGCACGCCGGCTACTAC